ATTAAGGTAAGGCTATTTCTGTATATATTATTCAAGGTTAACCTGCGGTAGTCAAAGCAGAAGCAACGTTTGAAGCTACACTGTGAGCCATTACAGGTTCTTTACCTGTAAATGTCAAAGTATAACCACTTCTATCGCCTTCAGCAGTACCTGATTGCCCCCCACCTGCGGTAACATCCATACCTCTTGTCAAACCAAGATACCAGTAGTTTCCGTTATTGTCTTTTACGACAACATCCAACAAATTCTTTGCAAGAAGCAAAATCTCGTTTCTGGTGTTTACTTGAAGTTTGTTAAGAATCAATGTTAATTCTTGCTGATAGAAAATAGTTCCATTTTCAACAGATGCGTTAACATTTTCAACAAAAGATGATGTGCCTTTTACAAGTTCATATTTATAGAACTTCTTTCCTGTTGCCTTTGTTAAGGCAGTAATTACACCACTTGCTTCAGTATAACTTGAAATGTTTGCAGCTTCTATAAAATAGACTTCTGTCAAACCGCCCAAGCTATCTTTACAATCAAGGGTATAATTTTGTGTTAAAGCACAAGACATATTTTTAAATTTATAAAGTTATAAAAAGGGGAGTTTTACCTCCCCTATTAATTAGAGTTTAAATTCAACCCACTCATCTGGGAATGCAAAGTTCACACCCATCTTGAATTCACATACATAGCGAACTTCGTCAGACTCTTTGGCATAGAACACCTCAAATCTCTCTTCTTCGTTTAGTAGGTCTGTTCCGATAAACATATTGCTCAAACGAGAAGCATAGATTTTGTTTGTACCATTCAAACCTGCAACCGCTACAACTTTGATTGTAGTACCAGGAAGGATGAACTCGCTATCAGCTTTAACATCCAAAGAGTAGTTCAAAGAATTTGCATTCTTGAGAGCAACTGTGTATGTTCTGAAAAGGTCTTGACCGCAGAAGATAGTCATATCATCAGCAGCTACAACTTTAGCAGGGATAGCCAAGTAAACTGCATCAAATACTGCAATTACGTTTGCAGAAGTGATTGAAGCAACTGGACCACCAGAGATGTAAGTTGAAGAGTTAGCAGCAATGATTGAAGCAGAAGCCTCAAGAGAATGCCTAATGAATCCTTTGAACTTATTCAAGTTACCATTTGCACTACCCAAATCACCCTGCCATATAGCAGTTTCAAGTTGTGCAGCTATTGTTTTAGCTTTCTTTTCAGAATATTCTTGCTCAAAAGGAATAGAATCATAGATGCTTCCTGTTGGCAATGCTTTTTGAAGATACTTTGCTTCCAAAGATTTTGGACAAAGTGCTTCGTTAACTTTAATCTTACCAACTACAACTGGACGCTGTGTGAAAGAAGTTGTACCACTTGCATTGAATCCGCAAGTACCACCTGCTTGGAAAAATGCATCTGTGTCCATAATGTTGATGGTTTCAGAAGATTTAACTCCAACCATAACATTACCTTGAGACTTAATCAATTGTGCAGTTTTTGCACCAAGTACAGAGTTAGTAACGAGCAATGCTTCGTTCTCCTTTGTGTAATCTGCGAGTGTGCCTACGCTAAATGCCATTTTATTTAATTTTTATTGTTTAAAATTGCTTGTCTATATTTATTAAGCCTTTCAGCTTTAATATCATTTGTTTGCTCGAATTTAAAAGATTTAGGTGCTTCGATTGGGTCAGCAGATGGAACTTTAGAAAATTCTTCCATCATTTCAACAACCAAACTAAATCCTTCTTTATTTTTAGCCTCCAATTCGTTCACTTTATCTTGTAGCTTTTGATTAGCTTCCATCATTTCATTGATTTTAGCATCATAAGCAGAAGCCATTTCCTCAATCTTTTTATCATAATCTTTATTCTCTATCTCAACTTCAATTTCTGGCTCTTCTTGTTTTATTTCTGTAATAACTCCATCAACAGTTACAATGCTTGAGCCATCTGCAAGTTTGTGTTCTGCATCTGGTGCTTTGCTTCCATCTTCCAAAGTTACCTCACCGCCAATGGAAAGTTCAGATATCATAACCTTTGTTCCATCTTCCAAAATGTATTCAGCCATTTCAACTTTAGTTTCTTTTGGCATCTCTTCTTTTGGCTCTTCAACAGGCATATCTTCAAATAATGCTCTGATTTTTAGAATTGCGTCTTTTGCGTTCATAATCTTAAATGTTTATATTAATTAATGTTTATCACTTAACGGATTGCAAGATTTCTTTAATGCTATCCAATAATTGTGCTTCTTTTGTTTTGGCTTTAGAATATTCAAAGATTCCCTCTACTGAAAAGCCTTTAACTTTACCTTCTTTTACCATCTGCCATACTGAATCATCTTCTACTTTAAAGCTACCAAACCAACTACCATCAGGTGCATCTTCAAAGCCTTTCATCGGTAGTATTCCCCTGTCTTTATCAGAAATAAAAGATTCAAACATAGTTACTCCGCTTACTTTCTGCTCTGAATCATGCATCAAGTTTACATTTGCTTGGTATCCTTTTTTGAAAAACTTTTGAGCAATTTTGAAGATAGTATCTTTACTGAAGACCACATAGTACTCACCATTAACACTATCATTACGATAGATAGGAGAATCAGCCAACATAACAGGTCCAGAAATAATTTGCTTATCTTCAGAAACAATCTGAAATTTAATGTTTTCTTTAAACGCATTCCAATTTTTTTGTATTGCTGGTCTATCAACCAAAGCAATGAATGAAACTTCTGCATCATCTTGTACATCTTCATTTATCATTAATTCGTAAATAGGTAATTCCATAACTATAAATGTTTAAAATTTTATTAATTATCAATCAAATCTTGCTCTTTGTTGTATTGCCTTGATTCTTTGCTGATTAGATGTTACATCCGTTTCAACAACGTATGCTTTAATTGCCTGATTTCCGAGTGCATTAATACTCTGTGCTGATATATTTGTTGTTGCAGTTTGTGGTAACTGTGGTGCAACTGGAGCAGTTCCAAAAGATGGTGCAGTTACATTTGATGTAGTACCTCCTCCCTTAACTGTTGATAATATGCTTTTAGCTTTACCAACTGCTGCTAATACCGCTGCAATTTGTGTTGCGTAAAATATAGGGAATGCAAATGCTGCTGCAGGACCAGTACCTTTAGCTGATTCTTGAGCAATCCTTAAACCGTTTGCAAAACCAACACCTGTCTGAATTGCAACTTCAGCTAATCCTGCTGCTTTAGATGCTGCCGTACCTTGAGCAAATACATTTGATAGATTGCCAAATATTGATGCAACAGCAAAAGCAAATTCATTCTGTGCTGCTATCCTTGCATCTATAATGGCTCTTTCATTAAGTAACTGTTGTTTGTTTATTTCAAATGTTGCATCCGCAGTTTTAGTAGCAATATCTAAAGATATTTCTCCTCTTTTACCTAATCTTTCTAAAAAATCTTCATCAGCTTTTTCCTGTTGTTCTTTTCTGTCTTGTTCTTCTTTATCTAAATCTTCTTGTATTTTTGCTAAATCTTGCTTTCTTTTATCTCTTGCATCTTTACTCCATCTTTGATATTCTTCTTCTTTCTTTTTAGCTTCTTCTATTCTTTTTCTTGCTTCTTCTGCTTGTTTAGCATTTTCTTGTTGAATCCTTTTGGTTTCGTTTATTCTTAGGATTTCTCTTTCTGTAGTTAATTCTCTAAATGTTTTTTGCTCTTCTTCAGTAAGTTCACCTTTTACAGATAGTGTTTTTCTTAAAACATTTAAATCGTTTTCAATAAGCTTTTGACTTTCTGCATAAATCTCTTTTTCCTTACCACCTTGAGCCTGTAATACTTTTATCCTTGATTGTATTGCCTCATTACCCCTCAATGTTGTTTTCTGCATTTTTTCAAGTTGCCTTTCAGCTTCACTTGTAACACCGATAAAGTCAGTAACGGTATCTACTAACTTTCCAAAAAATTCACCCACTTGAGCAAGACCTGGAATAAAGTTTAAAACTGCTTTTTTTACTTTATCAAAGTTTGCTATTAGTAAACCTAAACCAATAACCAACGCACCAATTCCTGTTGATATTATCGCAGCCTTTAATGAGCCAAAGGCTTTACTTGCAACATCAACAACAACTGTCTTTAAATTCTTAAATGAATCTATGCTTTCTCCGATAGCTTGTAGACCTTGAGAAAGTGCCATTGCTGACTGGACTTTCAATAAAGCCTTTTCTACATTCTTGCTTTCAGCACCGAATAATCCTATTGCACCTTGTACCGCAGCGAATCCACCTGCAACACCTGCAAGTGAAGATGTTAAAGCTTTAAATTTAGCGTCTGGATTAAATGAATCCGTTAATGCTTTTGCATCACCTATTCTATCTCTTAATTCTGCTGCCCTTTTAGCTGCTTTAACCGCCTCTGCGGATGTAGCACCAAACTTATCACTTAATGCAACAACTTCTTGTTGTGCTTCTCTTAATTGTTTTTTAAGTGAACCAACCGCCTCACCTGCGTTACCTTGTACATTTATCTGAAAATTTAAATCTGCCATTAGAATATTTTTTGTATTACTTTAAGTAATTCCACCTTTGTTGTGGTATAATTCATTGGGTTATAATTTAGTACTTTGTTTATTCTGAATAGCACCCCATCTATCCAAACCATTTTACTAAAATCAAGCTGCAAAATATCCAAACTATTAAGCAGTGCTTGACAAGTTAATAGCTTACTGTCCTTGTCCGTTATTTCAGCCATATAGTCGCTGTAATACGCATTGAAAAGATTAGTTGTAGGATATGATGTAGTACTAAAGAATAATTCAGAAGGTGCGCCAAAATTGATGTCATTGATAGGCACAAAACTTGAATTGAAATACAAATGTCCTGCATAACCATAAGTTGTTAATGAACCAAGATTTGCATTACCATTTTCTATTTTCCAAGTTGCTCTGCCTGTAATCTTTTGAGCCTGCATTATTCTAATTACAAAGTCCATTGAATCCTCTGCTGCATTCTCATTTGATTTTTTATAAATAGCAGAATAAATCTTATCGGTATCAGCTGCTTGATATAATGGCGATGCAGCGAATATCAACTCTGTGCTACTTGTATTAGTTACAAAATCAAATTCTGTGTCATATATTCTATCGCCATATCCTTCGTTAAATCTTTTACGATAGTTTTCATTGTAGTAATCATTATCAGCCTTATATTTAAACTGATAATACCTACTATTAATTTCACTCATTGGCTTAATAGACCAAGCCTTTGACCTATCTACTTTGTTTGTCCAGTCTTCTGTTGAGCCATCATAGAAATCAACATATGGCTTAATATGAAGTTTATTTTCATCAAATTGGTCATCATAAACATAAAGGTTAAACATTTTACAAATACTAATAAAGAAATCCCTTTGAAATATTCCTTTAGGGATTGTATCATTTATTATAATCTCTTCTCCTAAACTTATAGCCTGCAAAGAAGGTGTTGATTTAGTTACTTCAAAATTACCTCCTAATTGTTGTAGCTGCGTTACATTAGAAGTTATTGTAACATATAATGTATCATTCTGATTAAATGTAATTCCTGCAACACTTAAATCAACATTAAAAGGCATTGGTGTTGTAGGTACTGCAACTGTCTGCTCTTTTAATATTTGTGCGTTTTTATATAAATATAATGTAGCAGTTGTTCCAGAATTCACACTATTTATAATACCAAAAATCCTACAATCAATCTCATCAATCATTGGTGTAGCACTATTGTAAGTAAAAATGTGATTTCCGTTAAATGTAAAATCACCCAATGTTGATGGGGTAAAATGTATGTATTGTGGGTTATTATAAGTATTAGGAGTAATATCTGCCTTTAACGCAGTATTAGTTAGCTTTTGTAATATTTTTTGATTGCAAGG